AGTTGATCACGCTCGAGGTCGTGTCCGAGCCGATCAACTGCCAGGCGCCGAAACTGCCGGTGGCCTGCGCCTGGTACCAGGCGTGCGCGATCGCTTTTCTGTTTGGGCCGCCACCGCTCCAGGTGCCGAGCGCATTCTGGACCAGCGCCGCGGGCGCCGATGACGAACTCTGGCCGAGCGCGGTGCCGACGTACAGGTTGCCCAGGAACGTGTCCATGCTCCAGGCCACGTTGCCCGTCGGCAGCGTGTAGTCGAGCGTCGGCACACCGTTGCCGCCCGGCACGCGCCAGACCTGGTTGTCGATGCCGAAGTAGAAGTTGCCGTTGTAGTCCTGACCGCAGCGCGGCGAGTGGGTGAGGGTGTTTGGCAGCGCGGTCACGTTCAGGAACGGGCCGGGCAGCAGCATGCGTGGGAAGCGCGCGTCGGCGTTCTCGGCCCAGGCGTAGGTGCCGGTGAGCAATCGCCACGAGTAGCCGAAGCCCAGGTGGAACGTATCCATGACCAGGGGCTCTTCGGAGACGTCGATCGGCTCGCCGGTGAGCTGGACGGCGTTCGTCTCCTGGCCGATCGGGTTCTGGCCGGCGCCGCCGATGCGCGCCGCGCGGTAGAGCGACAGGTCGATCCCAGCCAGGGTGATCGATTCACGCATCGGCGGCGGCATCAGCTCACCCCGGCGTCAGGATGGTGTAGCCCTGGCCGTAGTTGTCGCGCGTGCGCACGGTCATGACCGCTGGCCAGTGGTTCTTGCGCACCTGCGGGTGCTGCAGCGTGAGCCGCTTCCACTGATTGGCGGCGGCGCGCGCCTTAACGCGCTGCGCCTCGAAGTTCGCCTGGTCCTCGGCCAGGCCCCACTTGCCCAGCTCCTCGAGCACCCACGGTCGGCCGACCAGTTGCATACCGAGTATCGAGATCAGCCCCAGGTCGGTCTCGTTCTGCAGCCCCGGCGTCGTCTGGAGGCCCCAGACTGGCGGGCTGCCGGTGCCGATCCACCAGTTCATCGGCACGTACGCCTCGAGCAGCAGCGTGTCGCCGCTGTTCAGCGGCTGCGAGACCTCGACCGAAGGGTTGTCCGCGGCCGGTATCCAGCGCCAGTTGTACATGAGCATGTCATCGTCGTTCGGGTTGGCGTTCGCCGCGCGGTAGTAGACCTCGACCAGCTGGTCCTCGGCCTGCAGCCAGGGGAAGCTCGCCCCGAGCGGGTAGAGCTTCTGGTCCTGGACGCCGACCAGCGGCAGCCGCTTGATCGTCCAGCACTCGGCCAGCACGCGGTTGACGATGTCCTGCAGCCCGAGCCGACCCTCGCGCCGGACCGGCGGCAGCTTGCCGTAGACCTCGATCGGCGTCGCGCCCTGGGTCAGGTTGGGCAGCGCGCTCTCGAGCGTGATCGTGCCCGTGGTCGGGTCCAGCCCCTGGTACTGGACGCGGCGACATTGCCCGGCGTTCTGACCGGTCGGCACGTAGAGCCAGGTGTTGCCGAAGAAACTGGCCTCGAGCTCGGTCGACTGGAAGTCCGAGCAGACCACCTGCTGGGGCAGCAGTGCCAGCGCCGTGGTCTGCGTCTGGATCGTGTAGCCGGCCGTGTCGCCCAATCGGCGGCGAAAGTCGCCTAAGGTCGAGGGCACGGCCTAGGCATTGCCCTCGAGCGAGACCGTCGCCATCAGCCGCGCGTGGCCGGTCGAGGACACCGAGTTGATCTGGACCGTGATGCGGTCACCCGGTCGCACCGAACGCGTGTTCGGATCGGCGACGGCATTGGCGAACTCGCCGGTCGAGGTGGCCAGCAACGTCGGCTTGTTGGCCGCGTTCGCCCAGACGCTGGTGCCGTTGATCAGGACGTCGCCGACCGTGTTGCCGCCGCCGGTGCCGGCGGTCACGGCATAGAACTTGATGCCGGTCAGGCGGGCGGAAGTGTTCGAGACGTACTCCTGCAGGATCTGGGCGGCGGTGACGGCGGCGTTCGAGTAGCCGGCGACGCTGTCGATGACGTTCTTGGCCTGTGCACGTGTGCCTGGCATCGGGGGAAAGCCTCCTGCCTGAGATTCAACTGAACGAGACGATGCCCGCGCCGGCGGAGCCGGGCGCGCAGTAGATGCCGGTCTTGGCCGGCAGGTCGACCAGGAACGAGTTGGGCGCCGTCGGCGCCACCGCCTGGAAGAGGATCGTGCCCGAGGCCGCGCTCGGGTTGTCGTAGATGGTCACGTTGCCGGTGACCGCGCTCGTGATCACGACGCGCGCCAGCCGCCCACTGCGCGGCTTGATGGCCACGTTGGTCGTGGTGAAGGGCGTGTAGTCCGAACCGTTGAACACCTCGGTGCCGTAGTTAGCCATCGGCGTCCTCGAGCGACGGCGTCGGCGCCGCTGGTTTCGCACGGTTGCGCACCCGCTTCGGGGCCGCCGGTTTTACCCCCTCGAGCGCGCGCAGCGCCTGCACGACCGCGGTCGCGATCTCGGTCGCGTTCATGGATCCACTGTCCCCGCTCGGCAGTTGGCCGCTACGGATCAGGCCGTCCACAATGCCGTCGGCGAGTTCGACCTGCTGGCGCCGGTCCTGGTGCATCACGTCCTGGTGCTGGCGCAGCGCCTGCTCGGTGGCGAAATCGTAACGACCGCAGTACTCGCACCCGTCCACCTCGTCGAGGGTGGCTCCTGCGAGCTGGGGGAACTCGACCACGTGGGCGCCGTTCCAGCAGCCACGCTCTCTGGCGTTCCGTCCCGACGGGTTGCCCGTATGCGAGAGGTGCTCCTTCGTTGCGCCCACGTGCTGGCCACAAGTCGGCACGAGCGGCGGACGGAGGTGGTAGCCCATGCTGATCACGTGCTGGAGGCTCAGCTCGCGTGCCCCGCCGGCCTGGAAGAGCGGCTCGTACGGGTGGTCCATGTAGTACGCGCTCGAGCCGAACTGGCCGTATTCCCAGAGCGGCGTCCAGCCGCGGCGGACCTTCTTCATGATCTCGTTGTCGGACGCATCGACGGCGACCACCTCGCCCAATGGGTTGCGCACGTAGAGCATGCCCTGGTCGATGATGACCGCGTTCGGCGCGTCCGTGGTCAATGTCTCAGCCATCTAAGCAACCACCTCCTGGGCGGTCGGGATGATCGGCCGCTGGAAGACCGCCACGTATTCCCACTCGACCTCGTCGGTCAGGCGCAATTCTGAGGCACCTGGGAGCGTGCTGACGCGCCACAGACTGTCGTCTGGCTCCTGGGGGCCAGATGGCACCCCAGGCCGCCTTTTTAACCGCCGTACAGGGCGCTTGCCGACGCCCTTGACGGGTACCACCGGCAGCGGCCCCTTCGGCCGCTCCGGCGACAGCGCCACGAACGTCCACCCCTGGCGTTCGAGCTGGTTTCTCATCCGCTCGAGCGACCAGTTGCGCTGCCGCTCGAGCACGTCGGCGTTCGCCACCGACGGCACGCGCACGTGAAAGGGCAGCCGGTAGGCCGCCCTTTCGAGCTGATGCCGCAGCAGGTAGTGGGTCACCTACTTGACGGCGTTGAGCTTCACGGTCCAGTTTGAGCTGTTGGTTGTCGCTGCGGCAGCTTCATCAGCTTCCAAACGCTCAAACATACCGTATATTGTATCCATCGAAACAACCCAGCTTAGATCCAATGGAGAATACCATGTATGTGTCGTTGGTTGCCGCTGCAGTGCTTTGAAATAATGCGTTTTGCTCCAGAACGCGCCGACCGAGTTGGGCGCCGTGCCCGACAGCAACTGCGACTCGTACACGTCGGCGCCGTAGATCTTGCCCACGCGGGCTTCCTCGACCGCCGTGCCGGCCTCGTCCTGGCCGACGTAGAGCATGTTGGTGAACTTCTCGAGCTTCAGAAAGCCGCTGTAGGTAGCTGGCGAGACGGCGATGTACCAGGGCCGCGGCGCGGCCTGGTTGCGCAGCAGCGTCCGTCCCTGGATCAGGTTGTCGTCGGTCAACTCCGAGCCGGCCGTGCCGACCGCGTTCGTGGCCGCGGCGAACAGGCCGGCCGCGTCGACGTCCATCTGGCGCGCCAGCGCGTAGGCGCCGGCGATCGTGGTCTCGGCGCGGATGTCGTAGCGCGACTGGATCTCGGCGATGTCCTCGATCATCTGCGCAATCGCGCGGTGGCCGTTGGTCATGGGCAGCACGAACTGCTGCTGGGTTTCGGTGATCGCCTGCGGCGTCAGCGGCGTGCCGGGCGCCTTGGCATTGGCGGTCAGGTTGTGGCGCGAGGGCAGGTTGATGGTGTTGGCGTGCTGGTCGACGAGTTGACTCTTATCGTCGAAGAGCGCGGCCAGCACCACGTCATACTGAATGGCGCGGTTTAGCTCCGGCGACCAGACCTGGTCGATGAACACGCTGGCCGTGGTTATCGTGACGTCCGGCATTAGTTGTTATCCACCCCCGATAGTCGTTATGGTAGTGGGGTGTCCGTTCAGAACGACTCCCACGTATGTGCCCAGTGTGGTTCGCCGAAGCCGAATTACTACGCCAAGCAGTGCCGCAGTTGTTGGCTCGAAGCGAAACGCAAGGAATCGCGCCGCTGCCAGGACTGCGGCAAGTTGCTGCACACGACGGTCGATGGCCGCGCCGACAAGCGCTGCTGGCCCTGTTTCCGTACCTGGCGTGCCGCCCAGCGGCCGATCACCGTCTGCACCGTCGACGGCTGCGACAAGCCGTTCTACGCGAAGGGCAAGTGCCGTTCGCACTACGTCGTCCACCGCAGACTGGCGTTCTATGACCTGACGGTCGACCGCAAGGCGCACGCCCTCGTCAAGGAACAGCCGTGCGCCGTCTGCGGTTACAGCCGCATGCCGTCCGAGCCACACCGCATCATCCCCGGTGGCCCGTATGAACTTGGGAACATGGTTCCCGTATGTTCGCGCTGTCACGACGAGATCGAACGCGGCCTAACGCCGTGCCCGCCGCCGTGGCGACCTGAGTGACAACGTATGAACCCTCCGTAGAGGCTAGAAGGATCGGCCGTTGCGACCGGCGGCGGCGGCGAGCTGGGCGGTCAGCGCGTCGATCTGCGCCGAACTCAACTTCTTCGCCTCCTTGGGCGACATGGCCAGGTATTCCTCGATCGAAACCGGCGCGCTGAGGTCAGCGGCACCGCCGTTCTGTGCTTCCGGGGTGGCTCGGCTCCCGACCAGGCGGCCGCGCAGGCCGGCCAGCTCGGCCTCGAGCCGCGCCACGTGTTCGTCGCGCGACTTCTTGCCCAGGTCGTAGGCGCGCTTCGCGAGTTCGGCGGCCGAGGGCGCCTGGTGGAGCGCCTGGTAGCCCTGCTCGTCGAGTCCGTCCAGGTCCTTGACGGTGCCGAAGTCGACGGCCATCTCCTGCAGGATCTGCTGGCGCGTGGCCGTGGTCAGCGCCTGCGCCTGGCGGTTGCCGCGGTACATGTTCAGGATCTGCTGCCAGGCCTGCTGGCGCGTGCCGTAGTCGGGCGACTCGGCCGCGCTGAAGAGTTGCTCGACGCGCTGCGTGGCCTCGAGCTGCTGTTGCTCGATAGCCGCACGCGCAGCCTGGTTCTGCTGCTCCTGCTCGTACCGCTGGCGACCCTCGAGGAGGCCGCGTTGATACGCCTCGTCGGCACCGCGGCGACGGGAGCCCCGCTCGGGTCCGGCATCGCCTGAAGGTACGTCCGGGGCGGCTGATGAGACAGCCTCGTCAGACTCCGGTGCCTCGGCGTCAGGGGGTGCAGATGGCGCTGGCCTGACCAACTCCTCGGGATAGATCGTTTGATCCGGCCCGAGCGCGATCTCGACCTGCGGTTCTTCCGGCCCAGACGGGGCAGGTGCGTCTGACTCGTGCATGCTCAGACAGCGCCAGTGTAACGCCCCGCTAACAGTCTGCTAATAGCTGACTGGTACAATCAAGTCAGAGAAAA